ATCTCAATGGTTTCTAGAAAAAAGATGGTAGCCAATATGGTAGAAGCCGAAAGCATCAAATCATTTGGTGCAACTGTTATGGGCAAACGTGAAATTGAAGATATGATCAGTGACAAAAACATTGATATGATGAGCGCAACAATGATTCAAGTTATGCTCGAAAAAGTAATTCCATATGTGTTTGAAAAGTATGGACAAAAGATTTTGCAAGCAGTACTTGCAGCTATTGAAAAAGCAATTGATGAGGATAAGTCTTGAAAAAATTAATTCTTTTTTTACTGTTTGCATTTAGCTTAAATTGTTTAGCTCAAGATTTGCCTGTTGTTAAATTTCCCAGCAAAAAGGAAATAGACAAAGCTGCGATCAAAGAGTTAATCAAAGAACTTGATGCAAACAGTAAAGAAGAGTTACTACAGGCAAACCAACAAAAAAAAGAACCAAAAGAAAGTCCAAAAGAAGAACCAAAGTCTCTTCCGCAAGTTGTTCCCAGTTCATCTACCCCCAAATTATATAATACACCAACAGCTAACAAGCCTATCTATTACTCAAAACCAACTTATTATAAAAATCACCAGTTAAATCAAAAGCATACTGTCCTACTTGACCAAAGTAGGACAGAAGCCTTCGGTCGAAGGTAATTATTCTGAAATTTTAGAATCAATCACGCTTGTCTTTGTAAGAATCATTCTACCCTTAACTCTTTCTGCGTAAGATTTGCAAAAAGCTTTAACTTTTACAGTAACAACATTATCGTTTTCTTTAGCTGAAAACTTAGCTTCATTCAATCGAACAGTCCTACTATCGTTCAATTCTAAGAAAATAATGTTAATTCCATCTATAACTTGATTGTCAATGATAGTTACACTTGGAGTTTTTGACACAGTCCAAGTATAATTGTCCAGATACAAATTTTTATTAGCAAGTTGTGCTTCTAGTTCTGATTGTTCAATCTTTGCACCGCTTTGCAATGTGTTAACACGATTGTTATTACAATTTAAAGTTGTAACACCAATCAGAGTTATCAATTGAAAAAACAAAAGCATATAACGCCAAGAATTATCACCATTCATAATTTTTCCTCCAAATTAAACTAGTCAAATAAAACAAAAGGGTATTGACTTCATTTAATAAAATGGCAGAATGAGACCATCAAGGAGGCTAACTATGCCAGTCAGAAAGTATGAAGAAGTATCGGAATTCATTATTTGTCAATGTGGGTCTTTAGAACACATGGCACATTTTGGATTAACTTGGTGGACAGATAACAAGAAGTTAGAAGGTTGTGAGTTCTATGTGCAAATACATTTAGCTCCTACTACTTTTTTTGAAAGATTAAAAAATGCTTTTACATATTTGTTTGGAATCAATAATAAATCAGGAAGCTTTGATGAAGTCCTTATTACAAGAGAAAGAGCAGACAAACTTGTTGAAATGCTTAACAAGTTTATCGAATTAGATAATAAGATGCAAAACACATCAAAAGTTATTTACTAGGAAAAAGTTTTTCAGCTTTAACTTTCCATTCCTGAGATTCTCTCTTGTTTTCAGAGCGGATCTCAGGAATAGTTCCTTTAATATCAGAATTTGAAATAGCTTCGACTTCTAATTTTGTTAAAGACATTGCTCCACGCATTGGATGATAATCATTCCATGCTTCAATAGTCCATGGGACCAAAGGCGTAATAAGCTCAAGAATAGCATCAGCATACACCCTAATTTCCTTCTGAGCGTGTGCATCTGCTCGAAGGGACAGAAGATGCAACAAATTATGCAAGTTCTGTTTCCAGTACCATTCTGTATAAAGATTAAGAGGCAAAATCATTCTGGCTTGTTCTCTTGAAACACCAGCATCTAACATTTGCAAATAAAAAGCATATGCATCTTTGCAACTTGAATCAATCTTATCAACAAATTCTTGAGATGACTCTTTTTCAAAAATCTCTTCGCCACCCTGCTTATTAGTTGTTGACTGTTTTCTCAAATCCTCAACATTAGGAATGTAAAATTCATCCTTCATTACAGAATATCTGCCACTGATTTCATTGAGCGATACAGTTCTGTGCCTTATCATTTGTCTAGCAATAAAGATAGGCATTTTCATATGCAGCTTAAAATCGATTCCCTCGAATGGAGAAGTATGATTGTGTCTGAGAAGATAACGAATCAATCCTTTGTCTTCGTTGACAGATTTAGTTCCTTGTCCATAACTGACCCTTGCCATTTGAGCAATTGCATAATCGCATGTTTGTCCATCTGGAATAATTCTTGGCATTACATCAACTATTTCTACAAATCCTTTGTCTAAACAATCAATTTTAGTTTTTGGAAGAAGGGAAAAAGCATCCATCTGAAAATCCTCTAGGTTGCTTTATTATATTTAATTGTTAAAAAGAATCAATAAAAAAAGGAGGTTTTTTAAGGAAACCTCCGAAAACCCAGATATATCTAATTATTATTTGTATTTTTTTTGACTTACTTATTAAAAATTTATCTTTTGACAATATAGAAGATCGAAACCTTCCGTCATTATGTATACATCAAGAATGTTTTTTTCTATTTTTTTTTCTTTTTTCTGGAATATAATCTGTAGAAGTTAAATGTTGTATAGGACCACCGAAACCATAATCTTTAACATTAAAGAACTGAGGGAAGTTTCTTGTAACCATTCCAGCATTAATTGGTAAAGAAAAATGTGCCACATCTGCTGTGCTTGTGGAAACTTCATTCAACCAATTTTTGAATCCTTTCATTTGTCCTTCTTTTCATTTTTTGGTACTATCTTTTCACTTCCAGCTAACCCTTGTGTCTTAAGATAATCCATAAATGATTTATTAATAATTGTTTTAACTGGTTGACGCATCTTGACATTATTCCTATATCTTATGTCGCCAAAAGCATCTCTGTTTTTAAGTTGATACGTTCTTTCTCCAACCTTCTTAGTATCAAAAGCTCCGACACCTATTTGGTCATCACCATAAAGTGCCTGAGAAAATACAGATGGTGTCTTTTCAAGTGCTTTTTCAAAAGCATCTTGATCTATGTTGAAAATAGTCCCGAAAGTATCAATGAAGTCTGAATTCTTTCGTTCTTCTTTTAAAAATTCAATAAATGTTTTCACGAAAGTATATATTATGACATGAACAAAAAAGATAAAACCAGAAAATTCTGTTGCTTTGTTTGTCAAGATACATTCAATGATATTGATCTGTTAAAAGATCATATAGTCAATAATCATACTGAAAGTGATGATTATGTCTTGTGTCCACTGTGTCAACACCCTGTCAGAGACATGCAAATTCACTATAGATCAAAGCATATAGGCATGAATATGCCAGAAAACATTCAAACAAGAGCAATAATCATAAGAGACATAAAAAGTCCAAATAAAAAAAATAATTTTTCAAAATTTAAGCAAGGTAATTTTCATTCAGAAAAGAATCAATGCGATATATTTTTCAGAAGTGGTCTTGAGTTGAAATTTTTAAAAATACTTGAGAAAAATCCGAATGTAAGAAAGTATAAAGCCGAAAGTCTTCAAATAGAATACTTTTTTGAAGGATCGTCACACAATTATATTCCAGATATTCTTGTTGAGTATACAGATGGCAAGATTGAATTATGGGAAATAAAACCCAAGTCTCAAACAAAATGGGCTAAGAATGTTGCCAAATGGAAAGCAGCAAATGTTTATTGCCAAAAAAGAAGCTGGGAATTTATTGTAATGACTGAAAATGCTTTAAAAAAACTTAACTAATTAATTTTTATAATCTTTTAATTCAAACTTTTCAACAATGAAAGGAATCAATTGTTGTACTATCTTGTCTTCTAAAGACAAAAGATTACTATCATTCTTCATGTAATAATCAAACATAGGATAGTTACTATCAGCAATAATTCCATTTGCGTCTTTATTACCAAAATAATCTGATGCTTCTCCCATAATCTTTTCACTATCGTTTTGATCAGTGTTACGATGATTGGGACGATCAATAAGAACGACAATACCATCTTTTTCTTTAATTGCTTTAGCTTCGTTAAGATAACGACCATCTGTGATAATTACATTTTGCATTTTATTCAAAACTTTGTCGATCCAAACAGAATTTTTAACTTTTCTGAATCCATCACCAATCATTTGTAAAGCCTGTCTGACATTCATTGAAAAACCGGGAGGAGGTTCGGGATTTCTTTTCCATTCTTCAATAAAATCAAAATCAACGTCAAAGTAATCACAATATATTTTTTTGACATTATAGGCAAAAGCAATTTTTGTAACAAGTGGTTTTTCATGATCAATATATTGCCACAGCCGTGGAGCAAGCATTCCTGCAACTGTATCTTTACCAGATGCTGCCTGACCAAATAAGCCAACAATGATATTTTTCATAACTATGTTATAGTCATGAACAAGAAAAAATGCAACAATTGTTTTTGCTTTGATCGAGAAAAAAAAGTTTGCAAAGTTAACATCATTTATAATGGTAAAAACTTAAACATGCCTGTAGCTGCAAGCGATGATTGTCACTATATCGAACTAGGCGTATCTGTTGAACAAGTTCGCTTCTGGGAAGAAGAAGCGAAGGGTAAAAAGGTTGTTAAAATGGAATACCCAGAAAACTTCTTTGGAAAGAATCTTAACTCAGCTTTAGATCCTGTATAGAAATCATTTCCTTGTAAGGAACCTCATAATTTAAGTGAGATCCTTTTCTTGCTGGGAATTTTTCTCTTTTGATAATTTCTTCTTTTTCTGAAGCACCAATTAATATTACACTTGCTTGTTTTTTAGACTTTTCATCCAACAACAAATAAGCAAACACATACAAATCACAATTAAGATTCATTGGAATCTTACCTTCATTCGTTGCCCTGATAAGTCCAGCATCGTACCAAGGTCGCTTCATTGATGTCTTTATGTCTATTGTTTTATTGCTTGCATCAATAAAGTCATATTTATCACCGCCTTCCCTGTAAGTAAAATCTACAGGAAGACCAAAAACTTTAGAGAAGGCTAATTCTCCAATCTTTCCTGTTCTTTCAACCTTATATGGGTCTTCTTTTGTATTAGCTAAACCTCTTCCATATGTGCCAGTCTTCTTGTTAGCCCACATGTTGCTTGAAAACGATTCACAAATTTCGTATTCTTCATCAGCAATATCAATTTTATAAACAACTTTTTCAACATCACCAAAAGTTAATTTCATCAATTTTGGTTTTGACTTTTTGCCTGTATAGTAACTTTCAGCAAGCATGAAATACTCCGGTAAGAAAACTTTCTTTAACAGAGCTAATCTAAACTTCTTTTTTACTAAATCTATTTTTTAGATCCGAAAAAAATGAATCACCACAATTCCAACCACAAATTTTTGAAACAAGACTTAAGCAAGCACAGATTCTGCCAAAATCTTTTACTATGACGGGAATCAATGGTGATAACATGCCTGTGCTTCTTTTATTCATCATGCAGTAATAAAGATATCCTATTTTTACTGATCCAGTTTCAATATAGTTTCTTCCTAAAAGCTCTTGCAATCTTTGCATATACAAAGAGCAAAAATTCTTTTCATCTTCTGACATGAAGTTTTTATTGTTACTTGGTGTAAACGCAAGATAATATGTAAGAATTGAATCTTTTCTAACGCTTCCGGCAAAATATCTAGAAAAACTTTTTATCCAACAATTCAAATCATAAGGGTCAATAAAAAATAACACACTTGGTAAACCTAATTTTTTCAAATTGTAATTACCATCATCATCAATGACAACAAATTTCATATGCTCTAACCTATCAAGTGTGTTCTTCAAGTAATTTGAATTTACTTTGTTGAGAAATCCTCCAAATGTCTTAGAAAGCATGTTCCATATTTTATCAAATGTAAGTTTCTTTTCTTGATGTATCATTGCAAGAATATGAATAGCAAGTTTATTATATTCTAAATCATCATTAAGATTAAATAACTTTGACAAAGCATCATCTACTTTTTTGTACTCATTGGCTAAAGTTATTTTGTTATCTGGAAAGAAAACATAAGCATCACCTTGATCATCGATGCCTTTCCTCCCTGCTCTTCCAATCATCTGGCGTATCTCAGACTTATCAACTAACTCTTTGCCTCTTACTACCCCTGCTATAATTACTCTTCTAGCTGGCAAATTAACGCCAGCAGCGAGTGTACTTGTTGCAACGAGTATTCGTAAGGCTCCTTCCTTAAACTCCTTCTCAAGCGTTTTACGCTTACTAGGAGACAAGTCTGCTGAATGGAACTTTGTATCAAATCCTTTAGACTTTATATAAGACACTAATTTTTTGCCAATATTCTTTGAATGAACGAATACTAATATCTTATCTGCCTGATGTTTGTCGCATAAAATTGAAATGCAATCAAACATATCATGAGGGACACCACTAGAACTTAAAGATGTGTCAAACTTCTTATAATGTATTTTCAAAGGAACAGCTTGATAGTTTGAATTCAGAATATAGGTTTGTTTCTTGTTTAAATCATGCAACCATTCACCGATTTGGTTAGCATTTGGCAATGTACCACTGAGAAATATTATTTTTGAATGATTTTTTCTAGCAAATTCTGTTAGAGCAAATTCTAAAGTAGGACCACGATCATCTGAACCGATCATATGTGCTTCATCTACTATAATTGTATCTATATCATCGAATACATTTGGATTTGTTCTTACATTGTGACAAAAGCTTTCAATTGTTGCTACGACTAAGTCTCCATCTTTATCTTTCTTTTCATCACCTGCCATTATTGTTATTTTTTTCTTAGAAAATGGATGATCTTCAGATGACCATGCTGAAAACTTTTCAGAAGCAAGTGATTTCAAAGGACACATGTAAATGCATTTTTTGTCATTTTTAATCAAAGATTCAAAAATAAAAAATTCAGCAACTATTGTTTTACCACTGTTTGTTGAAGATGCAATTATAAAATTGGCATCTTTGTCAACATGATCCAAAACAGAACTTTGAACAACATTGAAGTTTTCAAAAGGATATTTATAAAGCTTAAAAGAATCTGATGATTTCTCGACAACTTCGCCGATTTCTATTGTGTTCATGATTTTATTATATACTTGAAATCAACAGTTGTCAAAAAGACAGACCTCCGATTAAGGAGGTCTGATATCCTCACCCTAGAAATCACCCCCTTAGAGCGGGTTAAGGACAGGGTCGCCGATTTTGCGTCTTCTTGCTTCAACTGCAAAGGCATCAGTTAACGCTTCAATATTAGAATGGAAGTCAGAAGACATTGAAACATTTGAAAACCATTCGTTGATTTCAGCAAACTTATTTGAAATAAGATCAAAAGCTTGTGCCAAATCATCCTGATATCTGTGTAAAAACCTTGTGTAAAGGTACACAAAATCGTAGTCGTTCATGGTAGAAAAGAAAACATTGAGCTTTTTCAAGTAACTATTCCTCTAAAACAACGGAAACCCAATTTAAATGAGTTAAGTCAAACAATATTAATTGACTTAACTTTATTGCCATCTGGATCTTCAAACTTATCTTCTAAAACAATTAATTTATCATCATCCTTGCATCTTAATCCAACATTATATTTGTCTATAACTGTAGCCCTTAATTCATTTTTTACTATCACATAGCAATAATTTTCAGATCTTACTTGTTTTCCAACTTCATCTTCGTCTACGATACCAATCTCTATCATAAAATCATCTGGAAGATTTATTTGAATTGTTCCAAATTTTTCCAAATGTTTGATTATTGCTGATTGAACCCTGCTGGTCGATGGCTTGGTATTTGTCATTTTTATTCAGCATGTTAATGCCGCTCCAGAGGACCATTATATCTATCTATCATTAGTACGATTAACATTTAAACAAAATATAAAAAAGCAAACTAAATAATTAAAATTATTAAACAGTCTTATTGTATGTGTTTTTACACAAAGGTTTTTAAAAATGAAAATATTTAAATGGATTAATAAGCACATAATACCAAGAAAATTTGAAAAAATAAGAATAGGAAATAACAAAGATGGAGGATATATTCTTCCTAAAAAATGTGTTGACGAAAGTGATCTTTGTATTTCTTTTGGACTAGGAGATAATATTACTTATGAAGAAGATTTATTAAATAGAAATAAAAAAGTTATTGGGTGTGATTTTTCTGTAGACATTCCACATGAATGGGCGAGGAAAACAAAACTTGACACCTATGAAGAATTCTTAAATATGCCAGAAGTAAAACAATCTAATAAAATTGTTCTAAAGATAGATACCGAAGGGGCGGAATGGAATTTTTTTGAAACAATAAATATACAACATTTTGAAGAAAAGATTTTTTGTTTTGCTTTCGAATTACATCTTAACATGAATCCTAACAACACGCCATTATCGGTTATGGAAAAGATGCTTAGTACACATTATGTCGCTCATGTTCATGGTAACAATCATGGTGATTACAAGGAATTAGTTCCAATTGGATTGGAAATTACACTGGCAAATAAAAAGTATTTTGATAATCCACCAATTGATTTTCAAAAATATCCTATTAAAAATTTAGACTATGTGAACAATCCTGAACATGCAGAATTGGAATTGGCTTGGTTGCATCGTATTAAACTACTATAACTAATCTTTGCTTCAATATTTATACAAACAAGATAATAATATTAGAAAAAAGAAGGCACTTCTTTACTAAGATAATAATCTGTCCCCATAAAATTCTTTTCTATACATATCTTTTTGTCTGGTTTTGTGCTGTTTCCGTCCACATCATACATTTTATTCCAACAATAAATTAATTTATCTGGTGTTATTATTTGTGTCAGCACAAAATTTTCATTTCCAAAAAATGCCATTACAATCTTGAAAGCAACATTAAATGGTATGAAATAAAGGTTTTCACTCCAAATTTGAAGCGTTTCAATTACATATCTTTCATCTTCAACAAACTCTGTTTCAACACAATTAAAATAAACATAAATATCGTAACCATCACAGTTAAATCCCCAAGTTTTATAATCCTTAAAAATTACATCTAAATCAGAGTTCTTATTATAATCAAATTGTTCCTGTAATACATAACCCATCAATCTAGCATATTTAATTGCTTCTTTAAGACCATCCACACGATTAACAATAAATTGTTCGTTCATCGACCTTCCAACCTATAAACTCCTCGTTTAACCTTAGAACAGATATAACCATCTGATTCCAATTCTTGACGAGCTAGTTTGAAATTATTGTTCAAACCCGGAATAGAATAATTTAAACTTGAAAACATTTTACATATTTCAGAAAAAGAAATTTCTTTATTGTCAATAATACGTTCTTTAATCTTTTCTCTAATATAACGAGAAGATTTGTCTTTTGTTGCGTTCTTTTCAAGAACAGCAACATCAGTCCCAAATCCTTCAGTTGCATTCTTGACATAATTAGAATCACAAAATATATTTGCGATTTCTTCAAGACCAACTGCGTTTTCAGCTTCATTAGCCTTGAGTGCTTCAACTTTAATGTTAAAACACTCAATGAATTCTGATAAAGACAACAAATTGTTATAGCCTGTGACTATATTTTTGCCATCTGGACACTTAAGCATGACATAATCTGGAGTCATAGTATCTCCTAAAATCAAGCTAAAAGGTCGTCTACTTCTATATCAACATCATCATCTGCTTCGACAACCTCTCCAGACACTTTATAGTTTATCACATCAGAATAAATTTGCAAATATTCCTTCATCTCTTCAGGTGTAGCATCTAATATTTGTGCATATTCCTCTGCAATTTCATTAGGAATATCATTTCTTTCCATAGATGACTTAAACTTAACCTCTTTGCCACCAGTAAATTCTGGATTTACTAAGAAATTACCAGCTCCATTAGCAATAATTCTTCCAGAATCCAGTAATGCGCCCAGAACACCACCCAATGGATTCATCCCTCTATCAAAATAAAGAGGAATATTATCAACTTCAACAAACGGACGATAAGATCTATTTTTCTTATTCTGAACCTTAATATTGATCCCAAGAATCTTTTTCTTAGCTGATCCAGCAACGCTCTGCTCAATCTTCTTTTGAGTCTGACTACGCATTCTCAAACTGGCATAGAAAGGCAATCCTTGCCCACCACCTGCTGTGGTTTCTGGGTTTCCATACATAACCCCAATCTTGTCTCTAATTTGATTCAGAACGACGACAGTAACATCATTCTGTTCCATCTCTGTATTAAGTTTTCTTAGTTCTTTAGAACAAATCTTAGCCCTTTCTCCGGGCTGTTCATTTCCACCAACAATACGCTTGAAATCAGCTTTGCTATATCCTTCAGGTAGTTTTGTTTCTCTTAGTTCTCTTGAACTTGGAGAAACGCTGATTGAATCATAAACAATGCAAATTGGAACTTCGATTTTCTTTGTTTTTCGGATATAATCAATAACACGATAGATTGTTGAAAAACAATCTTCTAGTGTTTCTGGAGTGTATCTTAAAATCTTAGAGATATCACATTTTGTGGCTTTTTGAATGAATTCACCATTGATTGCATTTTCTGTATCAAGGATGATTCCAATTCCACCCATTCGCTGAATGCCAGCAAGGATGTTTGCGCCAATAAGACTTTTGCTAGATGCCGATGGACCATAAATTTCAGATAGTCTGCCACCGGGAATACCACCACCGTAAAACTTGCCAGAACAAGAATAATTAATTGCAAAATTGCCTGTGTCTACAAAATATCTTGCTTGATCAAGATCTGCTACTACTTTTGCGCCAGTGGCGCTTGCAATATCGGTGTATAAATCAGAGGAGTTAGAATCTTTCTTTTGACGAGCCATACCACACTCCGTGTAATAAAAATGAGACTCAACCTAATAGAGTGAGTCTCATCAAAATTTTCCTAATTTCATAAAATTATCTAGTGTTTAATAAATACGTTTAACTGTTTTAGAAATGAGAAAAAATGTCAATACCTTTACGATTTACCGAATGGTTGGAAGAAAGAGATAACGAATTACATGAATCTCTTAAAAGATGGATTGCAGGAATAGGTGCTGGTGCAACTTTAGCTGCCGGTGCTGCTGGATTACTACCTTCATCTAAACTAAAACAACCAGCAAGTCAACAAATAGGAAATTCTTCTGTTTCCGTAGAGCACGAAAAAAATGAAAAAGGTCAGACCTATTTTTGGTCTTTCAGCTTCAGGAATTATAGCGGTTCATCTCAAGAAGCAAAAAAAGAAGCTATGAATCAAGTTAGAGAAGAACTTTTACGACAATTTGGTCGTGCATCAGGTATCGTAGCCGAAGTGCAAAGCGATGATGGAAAAGGAAATATCGTCGTTGATGTAACGCAAGTTAATACATCAAGCGTTCGTGCTGCAAATAACGATTAAAATACTTATCATTCAGATTTAAGGTTCAATCGTTGCGTCATTAGATGTGATTTTAATTTTTACTCGATGAACAGCATTAGAAAACTCTCGAATTATTTTAGCGTATAATGCGTTTTCATTCTTATCTACAAATATCTTCTTTAATCCTCTAATAGCTGACCCTTGCATATTCATTTTGCCAGTTTCACGCATGATCAATCTAATTAACATTTGTTTTGCTTCTTCTTTTGAAGGGGCTTCAATTGTTGCTTCAATCTCAACAACAGCTTCCATCTTGCCTTGATGATGTTCCTCGATAATTTCAATCAAAAGATCCTGCACATGAGGATCTCTTTTAACTGCTCTAATAATTTGTTCCTTGTACATTGTCCAAGATTTAATAAATCGTTCGTCATCACCAAGTTGCTTGTGAGACGTAATTGGGTTCGTCAACGTAGAACCCGAAAAATGATGAACAGAAGGTTCTTCCGCTTTAGATTGACCAGCAAACATTGAAGCTGCACCTAACGCTAAACCACCAAGCAAACCAAGTCTGCCTTCATCCAATTGAGATTCTCTTAATTGAACATATTCATGAAATTTCATTCGAATCCTTTGTTAGAATGGTTTAGTTCTAAAATTTTGAACAACATTGTACAAATAACCAATCATGTTTTCATCACTTTGTTTTGCTTCTTCTAAATTTTTAATATGTATTTTTAATTTTTCTGGGTAATTATTTGATATAACTTGTTCTTTAAATTTTTTGCTTACAATTGCTGTATTACTTAAAAAGTTTTCCATCCAACTTGCAATAGCAGGATTGCTTGCATATTTTTCCATAATCGAGTCTTTATTATCTATTAATTTTTTAATCAATTGTTGAAATTCACGGATGATGATCCTTTTTGATTCATTTTCCCCAAGAGGAGTTGATTGTGCTGACGTATCTGTCGATGGCGCTGCTTCTGCCTTTTGTTTATTTAGATAACGATCATACTTAGAACCCGGAACAGGTTTTAAATTAAATCTTACAAAAAGTGATTCTACATCAAATTCGCCATCATTATCAATCGAGAAATCTTTTATAGTATAAATGCTTCCACTTTTTGTATGAATGTCATAGTTATATCCATTGGTTTCTGAAGGTTGATTTACACTTACAATAATGCTTGTTCTTTCAATTCGTTTTTCTGGTATTCCTAAAGTAAAAGGATTACCATGAGCCTTATCACGATGATGAAAAACCGTTGCTTCGTCAGCAAAAATATGATCTCCAGCACCTTCTCTTAACTGAACATATTCATGAAACTTCATATGATTCTCCTGATTTTTACAAAACTATTTAGTGTATAAACAAGAAATTATCCTTGTTGACCGAGTGGATTGTATGTTTGTCCGTACTCATACTTTGCGATTCTATAAAATTTGCCTTCGTCCTCTTTAACAAGATAATCTTGAGGTTTCAAAGTCATTTTTTTGTTCCAAGGCGAAATGAACTCAACATGTTCATTACCTGTGTACAAAGCAACCATTCTAGGACTTTGTTCTGGACGCACAGGTCCACCAATGTTTCCTACATAAGATTTTGAAAATTTTTCAGGCTTAACAACATATTGTTCACGACTAGGTCCACTCACAATAATGTCATTAACTTCAACTGTATTAGTAGTTTCTTCGCCATCCTCGGTAACAGTAACAATCGGTTTTGACTCTTGTGATACTGTGTAGGAAAAAGGAGGCATATTTTCATCTGTAGCAACATAATTATAATTTTTATTTTGTTTAGTAGTTGGTAAAAATTTTAGACCAGCAGCAACTTCTTCTATGTTGATGGTATTAACAGCATTTTCTCGCATAAGATAATATTCTTGAAAACTTTTCATAACTTTCTCCTTGAGTTATTTAGTATATAAACAAAAAAACACCCATAAAAATATGGGTGTTTTCTGACAATTGTTCAGCAAATATTACTTTCTGCCAAATCCAATATTTCCAAGCTGTGCTTCCATGTCATCATCAAGCATGCCATCAATCCCATCCAAAAGACTGCTTTCAACTTTAGGCGCAGATTTTGACTGTGTTGATGACTTAAATGTAGCTTGTTTAGGTTCAGATTGACTGTTGCCATTATCAAGAAAAGCAGTCAATGCTTCTTCCATCTGATCAATTGTCAGATAAGTTGGAATTACTTCCAAATCATGATAAGACGTTAACCATCTATTGATCTGTTCCTTTGTGCCCAACTGAGAAGCATCTTCAAAGAAACTTTGATCGTAGTTTGGAAATCCATCCTTGCCACGAAGAACCTTAACAACCTTGAAGTCTCTGCCACTCAATGGATGAGCAACATCGCCCAAAGCTCGCTTGCCTGTTGTCTCGTTCCCTGAAATTGAAAGACAAATAATATTGTGAACAGTCTTTCCACAAGAAAAAATCTTGGGTCCAATATTCGTTTCAATATTATTGGTCTTAGGATTCAGCTGAGACCTAACGATACAATTGTAGTAGTATCGTTCGACTGGCTTAATTGATCGAGCTTTCTCTTGAATACTTTTTGCTCGATCAGGAGGCATCTTTTTAGATTTCTCCCACATAGCATTGTATTCACGACAAATTGGACAATCAGTGTCTGGGTTAACAGCTTTCCACTGTGGACCTCTTGGTGTATGTGTCAACCTCCTTGTGCAAAAAATTGTTTTTGCATTTGGATATTCACCAAGGCGATGAATTCTTGTGGGGTGAAAAAATGGTTTGCCCTTAAGCTTAGGCAACAACCTAAGCAAAACAAATCCATCTTTTTCTGGCATACGAACGTAATTATCGTTAATGCCGCCACTATTTTGTTCTTTGTTTAATCTCTCTGCTTCTTTTGTGATATCGCCAATATCTAGCGTATCCAATTCATAGTCTGCCATTTTCGTCTGCCTTTCTCTGCAAAGCTAGGTCTTAACCTGACCTAAAGGTTACACCATCGGTGTCTCGTTATTATGCTCAACTGGTTGTTCTTTGTCAAGAACTTTTTCCTGTTCAGCAATCTGTGATTCTAACTGCTCAAGTATCTTCATGTTATGTTCGAGTCTTTGAAGAATTTCTTCTCGACTCAAATACTTAGATTCTCTTGCCTCAAATTCCTTTTCAAGCCTATCTTCTTCTCTTCTCTGTTTGCGAATATCTTCTCTGCGAGCAAGAACTCGTTTTCGAGCTTCTACTTTACGAGCTTTATTCTTCTGATCTTTCTGTCGCTGGTTCATATTAATTACCTCAACTTTGGCATTGATCCTGATGACCTATCACCCTGCCAGTTTAACAAATCATTGTTTCCTCTTTTACTTGCATTCATATCATTGTCAAACTCTAAAGAATTATTCGCAGGAATAAAATATTCATCAGAAACATCAATAGGATTACCATTATCATCATTTGTTGAAATTGTCATTCCAATTCCACTCGGACTAAGCTTTTCTGCATAAACTGGATATTTTTTATTAATTGTAAACTTATATGGGAATCTAGTTTTATCCATTTGCAATGGTGGGATAAAAATAACATTCTTAATTATTCTTCGTTCTTTATTACTTTCAACTTTTTTTTGAAGTTGTGCAAAATCAGACTTTGGTGTAAAATCTTTATGCGTGATAGCTTCACTAGCAGGTTGTGGAGGCTTTTCAGGCGTTGATTCAATTAAATTAAATTCTGTAACCGTATCATTATGTCCAAACTTATGACCATTTATAGAAAATCCATTCTTACTAATCTTAAAACTAACATTCTTTTTAACATAAGAATATATTTCTACATCATGTATAAATATATCTCTTCTAGCAAGCTGTGACATGATATAACATGCTATCTTGTCAAGTGGATATTCTTCTTCAATTTGACCGAATTTTTTCTTTAAGATTAGACTTTCGTTTCGGTCATAATCAAGATTGTCTTTGTGTTTATAATATTTAAATATGATCTCATACATGATGTAAATTAGTTATCCTTAAAAAAATCTTTTTCCATTTCAACA